ATGAACGAAGCCGTCGAACTGCCGGACCCCGAAATACCTGACATCGACGATGACATCCGGGAGCCACTGATGGCGCGCACGGCGGAACTGCTCGGCGTGCCGGTGCGCGCCTGCCCGGTCCGGGCCTGCTGGCGCAGCGGCGCCTGCCGCTATGTCGACCCTGAACCGGCCCCCATCCGTCCCTGGTGCGTCCACCAGTTGACGGAAACGGAGCGGGCCGGCTTCGAAGCGCTCTATACGCGGGTGCGGGCGGCGCTCATCATTCTGCTGCTGGAGGCCGAACCCCTGCCCTCGCCCGATCCGGAGACCCGCGAGCTGCAGGACGCCGCCCTGGAGATCGTCGCCACGGTGCTGTGCGATCATCCGGCCAACCGGCCGGCGGTGCGCCGGTGGATCCGGCGCCGGCGCGACAATCTGCCGGCGCTGCTGGAGGGCGACGCGCTCAAGGCCTATCGTGCCGCGGTCGACGCCGTGCCGCGCGAGATGCTCAAGGGACTGCCGTGGATGCTGTGAGGGCGCGCGGTCAGGACGATGCCCCGCCTCGACCCGCCCCTATTCCGCCGCCTCGGCCTCGGGCCCGCGGGGGCCAACCGCCTCCAGCTCGTAGGAATAGCCCTCGAGCATGGCATAGGCCCGCTCGATCGCGGAAATCTGCGTCTCGGCGCCCTTGATCGCCTCGGTGATCGACTGGGCGCGGGCGCGCAGCATGGCGCCGAGCACGTCGTTTTCCGGCCGCCGGCCGATGCGGTCGGCATGCTGGCGCACCCGGGTGCGGTGGCGCTCCAGTTCGAGGATGTGGAAGCGGGCCTTCAAGAGATCGTCGGTCAGCTTGCGGCGCAGGCCGGCGACGGGATCGAAACTGCCGGGGGCGCGCTCGTCGAGAATCATCTCGTTGACCAGCGTCTCCAGCATCATCAGACCTTTCAGGTCCGTGGCGTCGGCAAGTTGCGGGTCGTAGCCGGTATCGTCATAGACGCGCCGGCGCACCGGGTCCTTGAGCAATTCATAGGACGCGTTGAGCCGGCCGAAGGCGTCGAGATCGCCGCCGGCATCCGGATGGGCGCTCTTGGCGGCCTTGCGATAGGCGGCCTTGACCGCCGCCTCGTCGGCGTCGCGCTCCAGTCCGAGCAGTTGATAGGGATCGATCACGGCGAAAGCTTCCTCGGCATGTGCAAAGCGGGCCCCCGCATGTCTGGTAAAGCGTCCGGGCCCCGGCTTCAAGTCGCAAGGCCGCTTGTCCAAAGAATGGTGAAGGGCGGTGCAAGGGCCAGGGACCGGCGGCGCGCGCCCGCGTCACGTCCGGCGCTTCCGCCGCACCCCTCAAATCTTAATGGATTCAGCCGGTTGCCCCGGCGGAGTGGCGATGCCGGGCCTGCAAGCCTCTTGCCTTTTGACGCAAAAGGCCTTAGCAATATCGCCGTTCGGGCACTAATGATCCCGGAGACTGGACCGACTGTATGACCGCCTGAGCGGTCCTGGGGGCTTCCTCCCGCTGGTAGACGTTCTTTCCCCGTTATCGCGACTTCCGACTAGCCCGTCACACCGAAGGGCAATATCGACCCCTCTTCCGGCCCGCCGGGCGTGGGGAAACCAACGACACAAGGGATAAGGAACTCTCCCATGGCCACCAAAGGCACCGTAAAATTCTTCAACCAGGACAAGGGCTTCGGCTTCATCACCCCGGAAGGCGGCGCAAAGGACGTATTCGTCCACATCTCCGCTCTCCAGGCTTCCGGCATCCAGACCCTCAAGGACGGCCAGCAGGTTTCGTTCGACACCGAGCCGGATCGCATGGGCAAGGGCCCGAAGGCCGTCAACATCCAGGCTTTCTGAGCCTGTTCGCCGAAAGGCGATGATCCTTTGAGACGGCGTCCCTCGGGGCGCCGTTTTTCGTTGCGCTGGTGGCGGCCTGCCTTGGCCCGCGACAGCCGGGCACGAGAGAAAAAACTCGTCCCCGCGATGAAAACCCGTGCCAGAATGCCCGTCGGCTGGACTGCGACCGTCCTTGCCTAGCCCTGCACTTTCGGCCCGCCGGCAATGTCGACGGCGGCGAAGGCCTCGGCGATGATCTCAGGCCCCACCGAGGGCTTGGTGGAGTCGGACAGGATCTGCCGGTAGCGCCGTGCCCCGGCAAAGCCCTGGAACAGGCCGATCATGTGGCGGGTCACGTGATTGAGCCTGCCGCCCCCGGCAATCACCGTCTCGGCATAGGCGATCATCGCGTCACGCACAGCGTCCCAGTCAGGGGCCTTGGCGGGCATGCCATAGATTTTTTCGTCCACCTCGGTCAGAAGCGTGGCATTGTGATAGGCGGCCCGTCCGAGCATGACGCCGTCCATAACGGCCAGATGATCAAGCGCCTTGTCGATCGTATCGATGCCGCCGTTGATGCCGAGGAAGACGTCCGGGTTCTCGCGCTTCATCCGGTAAACGAGGTCATAGTCGAGCGGCGGGATCTCGCGGTTCTCCTTCGGCGACAGCCCCTGTAGCCAGGCCTTGCGGGCATGGATCCAGATCGCATCGGCGCCGGCGGCGACCATGCGGGCGAGGAAATCCGGCAGCACCGCCTCCGGCGCCTGGTCGTCCACCCCGATCCGGCACTTGACCGTCACCGGCACGCTCGCGACCCTCTTCATCGCCGCGACACAGGCCGCCACCGTCTCCGGCTCGCGCATCAGGCAGGCGCCGAATGTCCCCGACTGCACCCGGTCGGACGGGCAGCCGACATTGAGGTTGATCTCGTCATAGCCGAAATCCGCCGCGATCCGCACCGCCTCGGCAAGCTTTGCCGGATCGGACCCGCCGAGCTGCAGCGCCACCGGATGCTCCTCCGGCGAAAAGCCTAAGAGCCGGTCGCGGTTGCCGTGCAGGATCGCATCGGCCACCACCATCTCGGTATAGAGCAGCGCACGGCCGCTCAGGCGCCGGTGGAAGTACCGGCAATGCCGGTCCGTCCAGTCAATCATCGGGGCGACCGCGAAGATTGGAACCCTTAATTTCCGGGCTTTCTCGTAAAAGTTCAATTGGTTAGCGCCATTTTTTGTTTCTCGTTTTTTCCATCAATTAATGCTTGTTGTGTGTTTTTTGCCCATCAAGTACAACAAGCGTCGTACCGTACCAAGGATGTCGTACCGATGGGCACTATTAACGCGAGAAAGCGAAAAGATGGAAGCGTTGGGTATACAGCGCAAATCCTGATCAAGAAAGGCGGAAAGATCGCCTTTCGTGAGGCTAAGACGTTCGACAAAGAACGCGAGGCGCTGGCTTGGATTGGCTGGCGTGAGACGGAACTGAAGAAGCCAGGCGCACTCGATCGCGCATCCGCACCGTCGTCAAAACTCTCGGATGCGATCGACCGGTATATCAAAGAAAAATCAGATATGGGCCGAACGAAAGAGCAGGTCTTACGGTCGATCAAGGACTATAGGATTGCCGACATGGACTGCTCCGCTATCCGCAGCGAGGACATTGTCGCATTTGCTCGCGAGTTGCTGGCGGGTGATCGCCGACCCCAGACAGTCGGCAACTACGTTAGCCACCTCGCCGCGATCTTCCGGTTAGGGAGGCCAGCCTGGGGAATGGAGCTTGACGTGCAGGTCATGCGAGATGCCCAAATGGTCTTGCGAGATCTTGGGGCAACTGCGCACTCATCCAAGCGGGATCGCCGCCCCACCCTCGCCGAGCTCGATTTGATCATGCAGCATTTCGTCAACCGACAACTGCGCGCACCACAATCAGCACCGATGCATCTGATAGTCGCCTTCGCCATCTTCTCGACGCGACGGCAGGAAGAAATTACACGCATCAAATGGGATGACCTTGACGAGTCACATAGCCGGGTTTTGGTCCGCGACATGAAGCACCCCGGCCAAAAGAAGGGAAACGACGTCTGGTGCGAATTGCCTCCTGAGGCGCTGACGATCATTAAATCAATGCCCCGCACCAAGCCGGAGATCTTCCCCTACTCGACTGACGCAATCAGCGCCGCCTTCACGCGGGCATGCAAGCTTCTCGATATCAATGACCTCCACTTCCACGATCTTCGTCACGAAGGCGTTAGCCGCCTTTTCGAGATGGGGCGCACGATACCACTTGCGGCAAGCGTGTCAGGCCACAGAAGCTGGAACAGCCTACAGCGCTACTCGCACCTTCGTGAGAGCGGCGATAAGTTTGCGGATTGGCAATGGCTGAAAATGATTGAGCGTGAACAAGTAGCAGAAAAAACTTGACAAAGCCTCGGAAATCCATTAAACACGCAAACCGTTTGTAGACGCTATGCGCAATTTTAACGTGATTGTCAATTTTCTACCGGAGGAGCGAAAAGATGTCAAGCGAAAAAATGAAAACCGCAGAAGCTGCGCAATACATATCCAAATCTACTGGCTGGCTAAACAAGTCCAGAATGAACGGAAGCGGGCCAGTGTACCTTAAGATCGGCGGCGCCGTTCGCTACCTACGCACCGATCTGGACGCTTGGCTTGATAGCAAGCGGCGCACCGCGATCTACGACTTCGCCAACGATAATCGCCGCGCACAGGCTGCGGCCTCCTAGGCGCCCTCGAGCCCTCCCCGCCCCTTACCGCAATCCACCACAGTCCGCCGGCAGTTCCGACGGACCGCGCCCGTGTGCGCCGAAAGGACAACCATGAAAGTACTGTACTGCCACCCTACCCGCGAGACCGGCCGCAAAGACTGCGTCGCGTTCGTCGACGTCGAGCTCAATGAGCACGTCCGCCTTTACGGGCTGCGGCTTGTGCGTCAACCAGATGGCGCCCACTTCCTATTCGCACCGCAGGCCGGACAGCGCCGAACAGCGACCTTCAGCAAGCCCTTGGCGGAGCGGCTTACCGCGCTTGCCGTTGAGGCGCTGGAGACCGCCAATGAGCGATGAAAGGAAGCTTCCGAAGCCTGAAAGCCTGGAGGCCAAGTTTCTCTTGCTGGCCGCGCTCCCATACGACCCGCGGGCAAAGCGCAAGCATAGCCTTGTGTTCGGCTTCATTCTTGATTGGTTTCACTCCACCTACGGTAACGCCCTCGCCTCTGTCCGGCATGTGGTCGCAACGCTAAAGGAGCGCGACCCATCCGGCCGAGGGCTATACTCAGGCGACGTTCACAGCGCGCTTTCCGATCTAGTGGCTTGGGGATATCTGCATCAGGTCAAGGGCGCGGGCCGTCAGGCCAGCCGCTATATCCCCGCGTGGGATTTGGTTTGTGTTCGTAAAACTCCGAACGCTACGGACGATGTGTCTAGTGTTCGGGAAATTGCGAACGCAGGTGTTCGGGAAAATGCGAACGCAAACGGGCTTAGTGTTCATGAAATTCCGAACGAAGACCCACTTACTGGACCCGGCCACAGGACCGGGTCACATGTAGTGGGAAATAAGTTCGAAGCCGCGCCGCCGGCGCCGCCCGCGGATGGCCTGATGGCCACCGCAGCGGAAACGGCTTCGGGAGATGGATTCTCAGAATTCTGGAGCGCATGGCCGCGTAAGCACGGGATAAAGAAGGCGCGCGCCGAATGGCGAAAGATACTGTCTGACGTTGACGTTGTCATTGACGTCGCCGGGGACTGGGCCGCGCACTACGAGAAGCACGGAATCGAAAAGAAATGGATTCCAGAGCCGGCAAATTGGCTCGCCGGAGAGCGGTGGCTGGAAGACTTGCCGATCGTTCACATCGACGCCAAGGGTGCGGCTATCGCCAAAGCCAAGGCAAACGCGCCAGCCAAGGCAGATCTCAAGGCCGAGCCGCAGCCGGATAATGACAACGAACCTGCCGTCATTCCGGAGTTCATGAAGGGCTCCCCATCCCTCTGGCCGGTTGGCGCCTATTGGGGCGAGTTCATCGAGAATGACGTTGTCAAAGAATATGACGGCAAAGACGTGGCGGCCGATTTGCTGTTTCTCGTCAACTCGCCCGGTCCGCACTTCGGAAAAAAGCTGCGGCACAAGATCTATGTTGAGAGCGCGTTCAAGTCGGTGCAGGAGGACGGGCAACGCTACCTTATGTCCATCTGCGGCGCCGTCGGCGTTTCAAGCATCGAAGAACTGGACGAACTCATGTTCAAGCCGCTGATGGTAAAGGCTGACGGCAACAAGATCACCTATCTAAAGCTTGAAGAGGCCGCCTGATGGAATACGCAGAGATTTACGAGGCAGTAAAGTGCGGATTCATCGACGCTATGGAAGAGGTGAAGGCAAAGCCGCGCATGATGAAGATAGACCGGTTCGAAGCGGAAGACGATGCCGGCGAGCCGGTGACTGTTGTTGGTATAATCGACGACGACGAAGAATTTATAAAGTTCATTGTCATCGAAGAATGGGAAGACGGGGAACTGACTCCCATTGTGAGGCGCAACATTTACAAAAAGGGTACGGCCGCCAAATGAACGATCTACCGGAAATCCACGTCGCTATACTGCTGGCTGCGCATGCCGCAATGTTTGTCGCCATGGTGATGGTCGGCGCTTGGTATGCCTGGCGCCTGTCGAGATGATGGCCAACTCGCCAACTCGAGCCGGGGAATCCGGAGCGCCGGTCTAGCTGCGCTCTGCAGGGGGATTCATTGCTCGCACTTGCATAGCCACCAGGTTGCCGAGCGCGTCCGCCTGCTTCTCAGAAGATGCGCGGATAGCAATCAGATTGTTCAGGATGGCGCCAAGCGCATATGTCGCCGCGCCGCCTACCATGACCGGCAGCGCAGTGAACAGCGTCATCATGCCGGCGCTGCCAGAGCTCGCTGCCATGATCACGACAACACCCAGCGCCAACACGAAGGTCGTTATGCCCACGATTTTCAGAAATCCATCCATGGTTGAACGGTACCGCTATCAACAATCGAAATCAAGGAGAACGGTATGACCGCACCGCAAACCACAGACGCTGACAAGCCGCACCGCGGGAGACGTCTGTCGTGGGCTGAGTTTACTAAGCTGACTGGCCGCGAGCCACCGAAGGCGGCGAATGACAATGGAATGATACAGCAAAGCCCCTGCTGCCACACGAAGGACTCCACAAATAGTTGATTCCGAGATTAGATGCGCCAAACGCGTGTCGGAGGGGTCATGCATAGCCTACATTTCAAGTTCGAAGGTGATGAAGCAGACAGACACCGCTTACCTATGAGACATCTTGGTGCCGCGTTGGTTGGTATAGATGGCATCGTTAATCAGGGGCTTTTTGTCTTCGCATACGGTCGACCCGCTCCGAAACGACGTCGGTTTGAGCTGCAGTTGTCGACGGAGGAGCCGAAATCCGGATCAGTCGAGATAATCGCGATCCTGAAAGATTCTCAGTGGGTGCTGCCTCTGCTGCGCGATTTTGTCGTCAGCGGCGGCATAGAGATATCCAAGCACTTTCTAAGTTACGTGCTACTGCGATTTGGCGGGCGCCCCACGGAGGCTAACAAACACATGGAAGCTCTTCTTCAGATGAACCGCGATCACCTTGATGCGAGAAACCAGAACGATGAGCAATGGCGACAAACATTCCTTGCGGTCGTCGATCGCCTTGCTCCGCAAGCGAAGCAGGTGGTTGCGCCGGTTGGAAACGGCGCCGGCACACTACAGCTCATTGATGGGGTTTCACCATCACTCGTGGTAGACGAGCCGATGGCTGATGCGATCCGAGCTCGACAGGGAGACCAAGTGGGAGACATGACGTCGATCGAGATTCAAGTCGACGGCGTTATCCATCATAGTCGGCAACTAAAGATCCAGCATCCGGACGGTGAAGGGCGGTTTATCACCGCCGAGATAAGGGATCCGCTCTTCACTGAACTGCCCAATCCTTACGCGGAAGCTGCAGCCGCAATGTCAAGTATCCGGGTAATGGCTAAGCCTGTCTATCGGAATGGCGAACTGTTCAAGCTTTACGTGATGGACATCGCCAGGGACCAAGGGGGGGCGAGGCAAAGTTGACGGCCTCGCAGACACTAACCGGTGATGCCCCACAGCACTAACGCTAACTCAGGAATTTGCCTCCCGCGCGCGCAACACGCGCGTGAGGAATCATTAGGATTTTTGGGCTTTACTCGTCGTCTTCCATGCCCAGAAACTCAACCGGCGGCAGGCCGTCGAGTTCGCGAACCCTATTCATCGCGGCTATCACCAATCTGCCCCATACATCCTGCATGATCTCGGCCGCTCGCTGCTGCGCTTCGGCCAGGCTCGGGTCGTCCGCCATTCTGTCGACCAGATCATCCATCGCCTGGGCGTTGCGTTCGGTCTCTACGAATAGTTCGTGCGCCTCGGCTGCAGTGAGATCCTTGGCGGCCAATCTTCTTGGCACGTCGATTGCGGCCTGCCTGGCGATTTCACCGGCCGCGATAAGCGCTTCCGTCCAATCCATCACGAGCCTCCAACTGGAGGGCATTTTTCGCAGATCGTCTGGCGTCGTCAAGGCGGGGTGCAGTAGATCCCTCACGCCGTCGCCCCACGGACCGGCCCAGTAAGCAATTTCTTGCGTCCGCAAAATTCGCAATCGCGAAGAGCGCGTGAGCAACAAGCTCACAGCCATGGATGCACTCGAAGCGCCCCATATCGCCACAAAGGCGGCCAATGGCGCGTTTCTCCAGCATTCTGCCGCATATGCCCCACGCAGGGCCAAACCGCGCCTGGAGGCCACAATTTGGCGGGGCAAAAATTATACACACTTCCATCGTGAACGCAAGTTAGCTGTTGACTTTTTCTGTTGGGTGCCTTATAGAGGATTCGCGCAAAGCGCACGCAAGCCGCCTTTGCGGCCAGCCCGCCCATTTGGGCACTTCCCTCTTTTTCATAGGTGACGGCCTTGAAAAATGACGACGTCCCGGTTTTTGACCGGCGCGATACCCTGCCTGCAATTCTCGACACTGACACAGACTGGGCTCCCCCACGCAAACATGCGCGGCGGGGTGTGACCATCCGGATGGCCGGCGATCCTTGCCGCAGCTTTGCGTGGGATAGGGCCAGCGAGGCAGAGCGAGAACTATGGCGGCACAACGGCGCGGCCGTATACCTAGCACAATGGTACGATGGCCAGGCAGCGAATGACAACGAAGACTGGCCACTGCAAAAACTCTTGCGGACGGAGAAGAACGACCATTGCTTGGCCCTCGCCGAGCGCTACCGCGCCGTGCACGACATTGCTATGCGCCCTACAGCTCTTCTCGGCCGCGATCCGGCTGACCTCTATTTGGTGCAGAACGTCGACAGGGAAGGCAACCATAAGGGGCCAAAGGTCATCACCGGCAAGAACGCAACTGTCGACACACAACCGGCCCGCAACCGTGCCGCACCCGTCCCGAAGGCATGGACTGGAGATACCGCCTTGAATGCTACTATCGACGCAAAGCGCGAACTAGCCATCGTCCGCGGCAAATTGGCATATGTGCCGGCGATCCTCGACGCCTTCGAGTGGTCTGTCGTTGACGGCCTCACACTCGAGGAAACGGGCAAACGACTCGGCGCTGGCAGTAAGGGCGCCAAGGGTGAGGCCCGCGCCCGCATCTTTGACGGTTTCGGGATTGTGGACCGATATTGGCAAGCGCAGGACCGCAAGGCCGCATAGGGGTACCCCTTTTCGGCGGGCCACATGGGTAGGGAGAGCAGAGGGTCGCAGCGATGCGGCCCTTTCGTGTTTCAGGGAGGCCGTCACCTTCCTGATGGTGGGTGGCCGCGCGCGGTCGCTCACCCCAGTTTGCAATTGCCGAGCCCGGATGTACGGCCGGCATATCCACCGGCCCGCGACCCCTTCGTCGGTTCGTGTCAAGCGCTGCCCGCAACTCCAGAAGCGGGCAGCGCTTTTGTTTTGTCCAATCAATCGCATTTTTCAAAGGAGGCAGATGTGCCAACCTTAAACCATGCCATCGACGCGCTGTCGCGCCACGTTGGCTTCCAAGCGGCGCGATTGCGCAGCCTGGCGCGCCGGCTGCAGGATGCCGACGTCTTGCCATCAGGAGCGCCTGGCGTTGCACCGGAAGTTCAGTTGAGGCACGTCGTCGATCTTCTCCTTGCCGTAGCATCAGACGCGACCCTGCGGCGTGCAGCCACAGCGGTCGAGGCATACCGCGCCACGACACCAGGCGGTGCCGACCTTTCGCAGGCTCCGGCTTCCGTACGAGCTACCGCCGGCCAGCAGTTGGAAGCGCTCGCGCGTCTCGCCATGGACGGCGACGCGGACGCGCGCCGCATGCGCGTCGAGATCGTGAGCACCTGGCCGGAAGTCGTCTTCCTGTTTGAAGACGGAACGGCGCATCGCTTCCAGTCGGTCGGAACGCTCTCTGGTCACTGGCAAATGCTCGGCCATCGCCGCGCCACCACCATCAACGGCGCGGCCTTAGCCGATGCCATCATCGAGCTCTTTGGAGGCAGGAAATGAAGAAGCAGGAAGAATTCCGCGTGCCGTCCCTCTCCGAAGTCGACGCGACCTACAAGGACCTGCAGCAGCGACGTATGATCCTCGCAGACAAAAAAGCCGGTCTCGCTCGAGAACAAGCCGCCATTGAAGCAGACATTGGATCGCGAGCGCCGCTGCCTTACAGCTCCAGCGTCGCGGCATTGCTTGGTGAAGATGCCGATGCGGAGACGGAAAACCGGCCGCGCGCGCGCCTGAAGGAATTGAAAGCCGAAATCCGCGACATCGAGATTGCAATTGAGGTCATAGACCGGCGACTGGCGGAACAGAAGCAAAGGGCCAACGCCGCTGTCCTTGCAGCCTGCCGCCCTGAGTACGGCCGCCGCGTCAGGGCGCTTGTCGACGCGCTGCAGGCGGTCTCTACGGCGCGTGCCGCATATGACCAGATGCGCAACGAATTCGAAGCTAATGACATTCAGTGGACCGCTCTCGTACCGCTCGGCCTCGGCTTCCTTGGCGATGCGCGCGATGGCCATGTCCAACGAATTGTTCGCGAAGCGAGGGAGGCGGGTTATGTCCATTGAACGCGCAACAGCGAAGCGTGCCAATGCTCACCGATCCGTCAAGCTTCCTGGCAAGACGGCAGTGCTGACGGATGAAGAGCCCGTCAAGATCGCTCGCGAGCTTCGCGCCAAGTCGTCATTGGGACGTCGCGAGACGAAGCTCGCGAGCGCCGAGGCAAAAGTTCGTGGCTGATTCGATCACCGGGTACGCCGCGAAATTCAACTCCGAAACCACTATAGCCGGCGAGTTCCGCGAGATGCTTTCGCCTGGCTGCTTCCGCCGGACATTGCGAGAGAATCCCGACGTGCTGGCGCTGCTATCGCATGACGTTGGCCGCGTCCTTGGCCGGACCTCTGCCGGCACGCTGGAGCTCCGCGAGGATGGCACAGGACTCTGGTTTTCGTTGACGCCTGATCCGACCACACCAAGCGGCCAGGAAGCCGTCGGCACTGTGCGCCGTGGCGATGTGCGCGGATGTTCTTTCGGCTTCAGGGCGCGCGCGGAAGAGTGGAGGGACGGCGGCGCGCGTTTGCCCCTGCGCGTCATCACGGATGCCGACTTGTTCGAGATTACGTTGACGGGCGCGCCGGCTTACGACGACACGTCGGCCTCGCTGCGCGTTGCGAACGGTGCCCCCTCAGCGGCGCGTTTGAAGGCTGAGGCCGCAATGCGGCGCCGTGGCATCCTGTGATGCCGGAGGGGTATCTGCCGGTTCGCCGGCGGCCCTTTCCGCGGACCGGTCGTGGTCAAACGTGCGCAGCGAGCAGTCCCCCGTTCAACAAAAAATCGGAGGCGCCAAAAGTGCCGGAATCCAAGGCATCGGGCCAGCCGAGGCCACCAAAACACCTACAAAAAAGCACAGCAAAATGGTTCAGAAGCGTGGTCGACGAGTGGGATTTAGAAGATCACCACGTCAGAATCCTCACTCTCGCCGCGGAGGCGTGGGACCAAATCCAGCTATGCCGCGAAGTTATCGCGGAGGGCGGCCACACCTTTCAAGACAGATTTCAGCAGCCTAAAGAGCGGCCAGAGGTGGCGATTATGCATAACGCTCGCCTGGCCTTTGCCCGCCTAATTCGCGAACTCGATCTCGACTTTGCGGGCGAAAGCCCTGGCCGCCCCCCTGCCCTGCGCTCAAACCGGAGGTAGCCATGCCAGTCAAGCGACGCCGCGCGAAAGCTCGGTCGGGCAATCCGGACGCATGGGACCTCTATCTTGAAACCGGATGCGACTATTTCGACGACCTGGCCGAGGCTGGAGTCGCGGTAGACGAGCGCGGAAACCCTTCGCGCGCCGACGCGCTAAGCGCGTGGCTTTCGTTCGCTTCAGAACTTCTAGAGCGCTGGGCCGTAAGCCGTCACCCGGAACAGGGGCAGCCGTGGGCTGTCGAGCAATTCGGCGATCCGCGCGCCACTACCAGGCGCCGACGCCGCTAACCCAAAGGACAAACCATGGACACCTTCACGGACGCATCCGCGGCCGCGCGTAAACGCGTGGGTGCGAACTGATGGCAGCCCAAGATCTCGAACGCCTCGTAGTTCAGTTATCGGCTGACCTGACAAAGTACGAGCGCGCAATGAATCGCGCGCAAGGCATTACCAACAAGCAACTTGGCGCCATCCAGAAAAAGGCCAACGCTGTCAGCACAGGCATCGGCGCGTCGTTTGCCAGGACCGGCACGCAGATCGCTGCAGCCTTGCTCACCGGCAAGGTTGCGGGTAGCCTAGCGTCTCTTTCCGAAGCCGGCACCCGCATTGACAACAGTCTCAAGGTCGCGGGCCTGTCCGGCGTCGAGCTCGAGAAAGTCTACGACTCGTTGGCCAAGTCTGCCGTGGCCAACGGCGCGCCGATCGAGACGCTTGCCGCACTCTACGGCAAGGCGGCACAGGCTCAGAAAGAGCTTGGCGTCACCAGCGAAGAACTGCTCGGCTTCACCAACAATGTGGCCCTGGCGCTTCGCGTGGCTGGCACCGACGCACAGACGGCCAGCGGCGCACTGCTGCAACTCGGCCAGGCGCTTGGCGCAGGCAAGGTTCAGGCCGAAGAATACAATTCCATCCTTGAGGGCGCACCAACCATTGCGCAGGCCGTAGCCGCCGGTCTCAAGGAAGCGGGCGGGTCCGTTTCGGCACTGAAGAAGCTTGTCATCGAAGGCAAGATTTCGTCGGAAGCGTTCTTCCGTGCGTTTGAGGCCGGTGCTCCTATGCTGGAGCAGAAGGCGGCAGGCGCGACTTTCACGCTCCAGCAGTCGATGACGAATTTGCAGACCGCGCTCATAAGCAGCGTCAAAGAGTTCAACGCATCGACCGGCGCCAGCGAGAGCCTGGCGAACGGCATCAACACGCTTGCCAAAATCCTCGATCGCTTCGATGTTTCCGGCTTCATCGCCGAAATTAGGAAGGCGCGCGGGGAATTAGCTAATTTCCTAAATGAGCTTGGAAACTCCAGCGTCTTTAAGAAGCTTGCCGAATCCGTAGGCGCGACCAAAGATGGGCTTGTCGTCAACATCGACAAGAAGGAAGCCGACGCGAAGGTCACGGCACTGGAAGCCGAGGTCAAGATGCTGCAGGAGCGGATTGCGCTCAACACCAGCCTTGGCTTCGACAACACTGAGGCGCTCGAGCGCATCGGACAGGTTCGAAACGAACTCGCCGCACTGCGCGCGGCAGCTGCCAACATGCCAGAAACTGTCGGCGGCTACAAAGTCGGACCGAACGGTTTTACCGCAGTGCCAGCACCAGCCGACGCCACGACCAACGGCAACATGGGCGGCCCTTCCACACGCGGCGGCGGTCGTCGTCCGGTTGCGGTCAATCCCGTGTCTACCGCGGACTTCAAAGCTCCCGTTGGCTCTGGCTCCGGATCAAAAGGCGGAGGCAAGTCCAAACAATCCGAGTACGCGCGCGAGGTCGAGCAGATCCGCGAACGCACCGCGGCGCTCCAGGCTGAGACCAACGCTCAAAAGTCCGTCTGCGGAACGATTTTCATCATGTCGGAGGCTGCCCAATGACAGCGTTTATTCTTTGCCCGTACGCGGACCGCGTCGAGATCTTGAGCGACGGGGCTGCCTACTCGCCCGATGGCGTCTTCCTTGGTTCGCACTGCAAGGTCGTGGCGTCCGACGTTGTGCCGTTGGCTGTCGTGGGCAGCGGCACGATTTCCGAAACATCGTTGCTGGCCGACATGATCCTGACGACGGCGGACGCGACAGGTTCGGTTGACGATGCGCTGGCCCTCCTTGCCGTCTCACTTGATGCAGTCCGCGAGAAGGCCATGGGAGACCTTGGCATGCGAATGGCAATCGGCGCCATTTCGGAAACCCGCGGGCCTGTCTGTTTTGTGTTTAGCACGTTTGCCGACCCCGCTAGTGGCGTGCCTGCCTTCACGCTTCAGGAAATGCCACGGTGCTTTGCGCAGGGTGCCGCGCCTACAGGCGCCGACCTGGCAGAATACGGGCCTATTTCGATCGGCGACGGGCTAGAGAAAGACGCGGTCTTCATGCTCGACTGCATGCGCCGGCAGAAAATGACTAATCCGTCAGATCCGGACCGCGAGCCATTCTATAGCGTTGGCGGGCATATCGACCTGACAGTCGTCAGAGCCGACGGATACGAGCAGCGCACGCTGCATACCTGGCCGGACGTTGTCGGTGAGAAAATCGACCCGTTTAGCGCTGACGATTTGACGTTCAGCGACGGCACCGGCGCCGACTATCACAGTTAGCACCATTCAAATCACAAAGGAGACGCACGATGACTGGACTCGAAATCATCCCCATCATGATTTCCTCGCTGGCGACCAATGCACTGGCGGCGAATATTCTGTATCTTGGGACGTATGCCGCAATGTACGGAAATTGCCGTGGCGGAGTTTACTTCGGGGCGGAACGGCTATGAGCGCAATGAATGCTGCAATACTCCAGGACCGTGTAATTCTCGTCTCGGACTCTGCGTATTGCATGAGAAGCCTGTTTGTTGGCCGCGGCGAAAAGTTTGTCGCCATGCCTCATCTGAACGCCGTGATCGGATTTCGTGGGCATGCCGGAACGCTTGACCGGCTTCGACGGATTCTGCCGAACTTCCCAACGCTTGACGAATTGTTGAAAAATGGTCCTCGCACCATCCGCAAGTCGCTCAGATGGAAGACGTTGCTTCCGTATTACGGGGAGTTCGAAATAGTCCTGGCCGGCGTTGATTTTGAAGGTGTGCCGTTCGTCAACTATCTCAGTAGTCGACGGAAACCAAAATTCGAATGGGTCAACGTCGAATATTCGATATTTGCGCCTCAGCCGGAATTGAAGGTACTTGCCGAAGTCACAGCAAAGTGCGGAACCGATGTTGATGGCGCAATGGTTGAGATGCTTCAGCACCAGCGGCAAGTTCATTTCGGTATTGGCGGGCACGCAACCATTACGACCGTCACTTCGGAAGGAATATCGGTGCGCGAACTCTGCCGATGGCCCGACGAGCGTTGGCAATTGATCAAAAGAGAAAGCCTACCGAGTCGGACAAGCAAGCGCTCCAAACAAAAGATCTCAAGCATTGGCGACTATCGATCTTAGCAGCTGGCTGCCTAGTGAAAACCCCCGCCTTCCGCTGGAAGACGAGGCCTTGCTTGGGGGTCAATTCGCCGGCCAGGGCTGGGGTAGGGCTGGATCAGCCGGCACGATCAGCATGCCATGGCAAAGCGCTTTGGTCATCCCCGGATATTGAAGGGTCAATCCGCTGCTGTCGAAAGCAGAACCAGCCGATCCTCTGGCAAGGGTCGTTGCAGCGCCTTTGCCTCGTCCCATGGCGCCGTCATCCACATCTCGATTTCCTCCGGCTCGGTTAGCAGTACCGGCATGGCTTTCGGATGGATCGGAGCCACGACCGCATTCGGTTCGGTCGTCAGGAAGGCGTAAAGATCGGCCTTTATGATCCCTTCCTTGACCTTGCGCACGCTCTCCCACTGCGGCACCCAGATTCCGGCGAAGCACATTAGCGGCTGATCCTCGTTGCGGGCGAACCAGGCATTCGGCGTCCGGCCACCCTCAACTTTGCTGGCAGGATCCGGTTCGGCAAAGCTGGTGACGGGAACGAGGCAGCGGTGCTCAGGTCCAAGCCAGCGAGTCCAGTGCTTGCTCGCGGTGTTACGCACATTGGTCGTGCCGCCGTCCGGTTCCATCTTCAAGAGCTCGTCGAAGTCCACTTCCTTGCCCTTGGCGCGCAGCTTTTCGGCGCGCTTTGAGGCGGCCTGGAAGAGCGCTTGGCGGGACGATGGCAGGCCCCAACGCACGCTCACCAGTTCGCGTCCGGCCGGCGTGTTGCGGACGATCGGTGCCATGCGATCGGGGTAGACGTCCAAGGATGGCTCGAGGTTTCCGAGGCTGTCGACCATGGCGCGGGTAAAAGCCCGGATAGCTTCCTGATTTGTCGTGACGTTGTAGAGATTGCACATAGGGCTCCTCCTCGCTTGAGTTTTGTATCACGCCAGACCGGCCTTTTCACCCATGGCATCTCAACCGGCCCGAGTACGAGTGGCAACGGCCCAGACGGAACATACACAGACCGTTTGCAATCGCGATACGTTCCCTCTATGTTCTCCACATGAGAAGGAAACGGCCAGCCAAACTTTCGGAAGTCGAACACGCGCGCCTGCTCAATGACGCGCGCGTGTTCTGCCGACATCTGAACGAGTTGTCTTCGCGGGTGTCACCGTCGGCCGCGGATTACTGGATCCTGCACGAGCTTAATGTCGCCGTGCTCTCCACTATTGAAAAGCTGACTGGTCGGCCGGCACCGTGGATCCTACCGGCGCTCGGCTCTAGCTCGCCGGATTGCAAGGGTGGTGCTTAGGGCGCTGCCGCGACTAAGACATTGGCGCGGACTTGTCCCTGGCCTTCGCTTTTTCGGCCTCAATGTCCCTCAGTACTTCATCTTGGAACGAGATCTGCGGAGGCGTTGCCGGATTCTTCGGATCGATCGGCTGAAGAACGAACTGTGCGGGGTTTGGGTAGTGGTCCTTGGCGGCACCCGTCGCGGCGTCCACCCCCATGCCGATGACCCCACCCAACAGTATGTTCCCGGCAAAACCGGTAGCACCGGCTCCGCTCACCTTCGTGCCTATCTGGATGACTCCTCGCTCATATCCGGGCCGTTCAGCGTAAGCGGTCAGGCTGGTTTTCCGGTCAACGGTTATCGTGCACGGTGACACGCACGAATGTCCGAGAGAGGTGGTGATCTTCGCGTCGGCTGGTCTTGCACTAAGGTAAACCGGCTCGGTCGTTCCCCGTGTGATGCTGCCACAGCTGCTCAACAACGCGCATGCAACTGCAGAAAGTATCAATCTTTTCATTTTACGTCCCCCCGGTAGCAATGTGATGGGTGCAAACACGGCGAGTCAATCGGCGCGCGCCGTTATGTGAATGAAACAACTCCGGTTTTACTGCCCTTTTTGGGGACGTGGTTGGTGTGGTGACGGATGTCAGCCGGTTGTCGCGCTCAGGGCGCCAAATTCCACCACTTGCGTATCCGGACAACCTCCAGGCGGCCTTCATCCGTCAGCTCGTATCTGTCGCCTGGAGCATGTTTCAACGCACCGACCGTGACGAGGTGCTGAATGACCGCCGGCCCCGCACCTGGAATCATTCCGGGTGTGTCGCAGTCTGGCCGTTCGGCCATGAACAACAGAACGCGTTCGTGCTTCGCGTCGAGACCCATTCGCGGCTGATACTTCGCGCGGCGCTTTTCCTTCTTCTCGCGCCATTCACTTAGCGAGTCGCTTGGTCGGTCAACGACTTGCCGTTTTTCACGCTCCCACTTCTCAAATTCGTCAACTGGATTGTTGTCATTTCCGGCCAGCCCGCTGATCTCGTCAAGCTTTGCGTCGATCGCCTTCTTGTCCCACTTGCGCGTTCCGGGGATGGCTGGCGGCATGATGTGCGTGCGGACCCATCCGCTAAACGCCGTCGGCGTGATGTTGCAATAAGCAGCCGCCTCTTTGCGGCCAATCAGGCGCGGGCCGTTGTCGGTCATGTTCGGACCATCCATCCCTTCTTCTTGGCCAAGCTCTCAAGCCGGCGGCGCTCGCGGCGCTCTGTCGTCCAATACTCTGGATCGCGATTGTTGTGATCCAATGGCTCTTGGCCCTTCCACCGCTCAATCGCGGCCTTCGTCGCCTCGCGAAGTTCTCTGTTTTTTTCGTTGGCCTCTTCCCAACGCTTTCGACCAAGTCCTTTTTTCTTTCGCGTTAGCGCCTGCAGCCTCTCATACAGTTGGTAGTCAGACAGGGACGGCTTCACCGGCGGCGGCTTTGGGGACTTCGCCGGCTCGCGCATGACCTGCCACAACTCTAAAATGTCAGCTTCCGAAAAAAGGTAGTCTCTCCCTCGGCGAGAGCAGAGGCCGTACTCCCTGCCCAGCTTGATAACCCCGCGGGACGTCAAGCGAAGCCGCTCTGCAGCTTCCTCGGCGGTGTAAATCGTGTCGAGTGGATCCACCTTGACCTCCACCAAGAGATGAGAATTGCCGCCGGCACGAATGCCAGAAACTGTTTTTCCTCTGTGTGGTGGTTGGCGGGTGGTGAAGCCGCCAATGAGAAGCTAGCGCTCGGTGGTGGGCGGCGTCAATACGATGGCCGACAAATGCTGTATATCCATGTCCCTGACCGCGTCCGTGACTTCGGCAAGCGGCTGCCCGAACCAGGCCTTGGCGGCATCGACGTGAGGGCCATACGGTGGCGGATATGAGCCGAGCCCGGCAATCCATTTTCGAAGGATGTCTCGATCGACCTTGCCATCGCGGTATTGGTCACGCATGCGGCTCACTGCGGCGAGCAGATCAACGGTCTGCTTCATGTCAACCGCCGCTGCCGAAGCTAGCGTCGGGATTCAAATACTCCTTGTACTGGATGGTCTCATCATCGCTTCTTGGCTCCTTCGGAGAGGCTGTTAGGCGAACGCCAGGGCCACCACCGGCAGAGTTTGCATGGTCGTCGATGAAGGTGATACCGGCAGTTTCGAGACATTTCTGCAGCGTGTCTATTGTCGACTGTTTGGCGTCGCTGCCATTCTCGATGCGGGAAATCGTATTCGCTGTAATTCCCGACATTTCCGCTAAATCCCTGACTCCTATGCCAAGTGCGGCCCTAGCCATCTTCAGCTGAATCGCCTTCAT